ACCTCGGCATAGCGATATGGGACCTGGCGCACACCCTTGACGCCCCAGGCCCAGCCGCCGGGCGACGAAGGATCCGGCCGGCGCTGGCGGAACGTCTTCGGGGAGAAGCGGCAGACCTGAAACAGGATCTCGCCGTTCTCGTCGATGTAGTCGTAGGTCGCCACCAGCTGCGCCTTGGGCGGCGGGTCCTTGTCCGCGGCGCGATCCTCGAACGGCGCGCCGACCTCGCGGCGCAGCCACGCGATCGCTTCCTGACCGCGCAAGCCCTTCTCGCGGGCCAGGAAGTCCATGACCCCGCCGCCCTTGCCCGCTTCGTGGTCCATCCAGACGCCGCGCTCCAGATCGATGGAGAGGCTGCCGTGGGCGCCAAAGCGCAGTTCCGCGGCGCTCGACAGGCGCGGGTTCGGTTCCCCCAGGCACTTGCGGGCGACCGCTTCCATGTGGACGGCGAAAGGATCGGAGGTCGTGGCCACGGACGCGCTCATGGTTTGACGTCCACAGCCAATTGGTCGGCGACCTGGTAGGCCAGGGTCGCAGCCGCCTCGGCCCCAAGCTCCAGTTGGGCCTGACGCGCCAGGGCCATCATCAGAACCACGATGGCCGAGCTGCGCTGGCAGGGACCCATGGCGTCCATGGCCGCCTTGATCGCGCGCTCTGAGTGGGTCTGTGGGCTCATGTCCAAAGGATGCCTCAAATCAGTGATTTGGGGCTGTGGACGGTTGTGGATGACGTGTGGATTTCCGGGCGCCGGCGGCCGACGCCGGCGGCCGACGCCTTACGGCGCTCATGCGCCCGAATTCCCCACAGAACGGTCGTGTGGTCGCGGTTGAAGAACCGGCCGATGTCGGCGAGCGGGAAACCCATCTCCGCAAGCGCGACGAAAGCCTGTTGTCGCGCCTGGGCGACAGGCTTGGTGCGGCCGGGACCCATGATCTCGCTCCAAGTCACGATATGGCGGTCGCACACCTCGCGGATCGCCCGCCTCGCGCGGTCCGGCGTCGGCCGGGTTTTCACGGACGCGGCACGGATCGGCGGCGGGGGAGGAATGAGCGCGGGCGGTGAAGGCTCGGGCCGCACCGCCTCCCGGAAGCTTGGGGGCAGCCCGTCACGGATCGTCTGCGCGGGCCGCCCGAGCATCTTGGCGATGGCGGACACTGGAACGCCCGCCTCAAGCTTCTGACCGATGAAGGCTAGTTCGTAAGGGTCGAGCCCACCCCGGCGGGTGGTCGCGAACTCTCCGCCGCGGGCGTTGGCGATGTTGACGCTCATGCCGCAGCCGCCATGACTGCCGGCGCTGATGCAGGCTCCACGATAATGGAGAGCGCCCCGCCCTTGACGGGACCCGACGCCGACCACATCAAGAGGATCGACGAGGCCTTGCTGTCGTCCTCCACGATCCCGTGCTTGACGAGAAGGTCGAGCGGGGCCTTGAGGATTCCATCCAAATCCCTGCGGCGGAGGTCTGGGCGAACCGCGGTGATGGTCACGCGGAAAGGGCCGGTGATCTTCGGCGGGTTCTGCGCCATGAGCTGAGCGCCGGCCTCGGACAGCCACGCCTCATAGCGGCGGGTGCGGATGCGGCGGTTGTTGAAGGTCGCGAACAGGTTGTTCACGGCCGGGGGGAACGGAAGGCCGAGGATCATCGTGGCCCCCGCCCATGGTCGAAGTGTTCGTTGATGGCCTCGCAGGCCTGTGCGGCGATCCGGCGAGAGTCCACGCCAGGGTTGAAGGCGCAGAGACCATCGATGGCCCGTACATTCCATAGATCCGGACGCTCAGGGTCGACGCAGACGGAGGCGGGCCAAGTGCGTTCTTTGCGATCTCCCATCACCGCGCCCCCCGCCATCCGGTGGAACGCGAGGAGACGGACCGCTCAAGCGCCTGATGGACGTAGTCCGACTTGGCCTTGAGGAGGTGCTTGACCGGATGATGATGCTGGCGAGCGGCTTCGATCTTCTGGTCGAAGCCCTCGACCAGGCGCTTGAAGCGCTGCCTTGCAACGTGGTGCTTGAGTGTTCTCAGCGCGCCGAACATGGTCGCCCCTCCGCTTTGTTGTCCCCCCGGCCTTTGCGGCAGGCCGGATGCCGTAGTGGTCAGGCGGCTTGAATGTCAGCGAACATCCCAGCGTCGCCGTTTAGGCGTCGCTGGGCGATCTCCGCGTAAGCCGGATTGAGTTCGATCAGGACCGCGTTGCGCTGCAGACGGTCGGCCACAAGGCCTGTCGTTCCAGCGCCGCCGAAGGGGTCCAGGACGGTCTCGCCTGGGCGAGTGGCGCTCACGATGCACCGTCTCGCTAGCTCTCGCGCCATGGGCGCCGGATGAATCGGATCGCTACCAGGCGCGACTGACCAAACGCTGCTCGCGAACCACGGCTCGCCCGGATTTCGGACGCGGCTCGGGCCGCTGGGCGTCAGAAGAAACAGGTAGGAATGTGAAACGCTCGGTCGATCAAGCCGGGGCGGCTCAGTCGCCGTTCCCTTGTCCCAAATGATCGTCTTGCGAAGAAACCAGCCGTCCGCGCGTAGGCCATCCGCCACCAGGAACGGGGCGAGGGAGAGGTCGCGGACCTTGTAGCCCGCCGGCGGCGAGCGCCACCCTGTGCGGGTCTGCAGACTTTCGAGTTTCCGACGCTTAGCTGATCGCGACCCGCCGCCGCCATTTCCGCCCGCCGCGTAAGTATCGCCGAGCTCCAACCAAAGGGAGCCGTCCGGCACAAGCACCCGACGCACCTCCCGCATGGCGGCGACAAGTTCTGCGGCGAACGCGGCCGGCGCGCGTTCTGCGCCAATCTGCGCCTCATGTTCATAGTCGCGCTGCCGCCAGAAGGGCGGGCTCGACACGCAGGCCTCGACAGAGGAAGCATCAAGTTCGCGCAAGCGCTCGCGGCAGTCACCGATCAGGAGGCGGACGCTCATCGGGCCACACCCCCAGCCTTTTGAGCGCCCACCGTTCGAGCGCCGCGCCCGGCTTCCCGAGTTGGCGCAGGGCCGTCCCCGTCATCGCCAGAGCGATCAGAAGCCATCGCGAGACGCCCGTAGGCGGAGCGCGCGAGACGGGCTTGTTCCATGGCATGACGGTTCGCCTCGGCGGCGTGCTGGAGTTGTTCTTGGAAGAAATGCGCGACGGACTGACCGGTGACGGCCTCCAACACGTGAAGGCCCACCAGGAAGCCGCCCGGCCGCTTGATGATCTTGTCGTAGGTGCTGAACGAGCACCGCCCAGCGACCACGCCGCGGGCTTCGTCTACGGTGAGGTCCCACTCGCGCGCGGCCATCTTCGCCGTAGCGGCAGGCCAGCGACGGCGGCAAAGATCCGCGAGAGCGTCCCTTGTCGCAATGTCAAGGGCCAGCTTGCGCTGACTTCCCCATTTTGGGCGCCAGTATTCCACGACGGCTCCTGTCACAGCTTCACCGTCACAAGTCGGGAGTGAGAGCGATGCAGGAGGTGTCTGGACGAGACGACGCACTTGAGAGCGCAGGCCGGTGTGGAGCCGAGGCCTGCGCGTACTTGATGGATGATCCGAGGACGGCGGCGGCCCTGTTTAGGGCTGCGGCTCGATATGCCGAACGCTGCGGCGAGGACGGAGGACGGGGAGAGATCATCCGCCTTCCATCCTCGCCGCCCGCTCGCGGTGTCGGTCTCAGTGGGGGGGCTGAGCCGCGAGCGAAGGTGAATTGGTGATGCGGGGCTCCTCATGCAGCCTCTCGCATGAAGAACGCGGCGCCAGCATTCGACGGCCTGTCAAACAGGTGCCAAGCGCAGTTGTCCTTGCCGGTGAACGGCGAGTCCGGAATCCACTTCACGCGGCCCACGCTCACGATGCGGCGCAGACGCGACGCGAAGGGCGCGGCCTGACGGGTATGGACCCAGTCGGCGTCGAACAAGAGCCAGGTCGGATGCTGGTCGGACAGGTGGATGATCAGCGGATGCAGAACGTCCCGCGACCAAGGCGGATTGGTGATGAAGCAGTCGATGTTGCCCGTCAGCGTGGTCAGGGCGTCCTTGCGGTCGATGTCCGCGCGGCGGGGCTCGATGTCGCGGGCGCGGGCACAGACATGACCAGCTCGAGTCAGATGGTCGATCAGGGCGCCATCGCCAGCGCATGGCTCACAGAACCGCGTGCCCGGCCGCAAGTGCGGCAACAGCGGCTCTACGGCCTCAGCAGGTGTCGGATAGAAGTCACGCTCGCGGCGCTCGAACGAGGAACGCTTGCCCACCGCTCAGCCCTCCCCGCAGTGTGGTGACGTGGCCATGCGCAACGGCAATGGAATGCCCCGACCCGACAGGACCAACGCCTCATCGAGGTCGGTCAGACGGGCGATCTCGTCTACCGAAAGACCAGCCTTGAGAGCCTCGCCAATGGCCTCCAGCACCGAGCGCGAGACCCTCGATGGCTCGGGATCTAATGCGTCGAGGGCAGATCCGACGCGAGGGTCATCTCCGCCAGCCGGGAAATTCAAGCGGGCGAAGGCGCCGTGATGTTGCCGCGCCAGCGCGTCATAGGCGCTAGCCGCCTCCTCTGGGGTCTTGAAGCCGCACTTGTAATACCGGAGGCCGTCACAGGCGAGTTGCGCGGTCCATCGGCCCTTGACGCAAGCGATGCCCTTATAGGGATGCCGACCGCGACGATTCTTGGCGCGATTTCTCGCGTTTTCCGCATTCGAGCAGAAACGGAGATTTGCGCGCGTGTTGTTGAGCGGATTGCCATCGATGTGATCGACGTGCAGCCCTGGCGGGGGGGCTAGCAAAAACCGATGCAGAAGGACAACCGCGTTCCGATGTCCCGCCACATGCGTAGCGACGTAATGTCGACCATGCTGGTTCCTGACATACCAGCGATGTTCCACAACCCTCGGATAGTCCGCTTCATCAACGAGCGCGACTTGCCCTTGGGAGAGTGGGATTTCTCTGGCCGCCCCGCCGCCCATTGTTAGGCGGCCTTGGTCGTTTGTTGCCCGGTGCGGCGCTTGAGCGCATCTTCCAAGGCCCGGAGTGTTGCTTGCCGCGGCTCAAATGCGCCACGTTTCAGGCGCCAGAGCGTTGCCGCGTTAACGCCAGACTCCCGCGCAAGGTCAGCAAGCTTGAAACCCGCCGCCGCCCATTCTGCGAAAATTGCGCTCACTGCTCCATTCATGCACCTACGGTATTGCATAAATGCCTGATACGCAAGCGCAGCAATGGCGCTTTCTTATGGAGCAGTTGCGCACGAATAAGGGCGCGATGTCCGACGAAGCGCAAAACGCCGTTCGCCAGTGGATTCAGGCGATCCTCGACGAGCGCGGCTGGACCGCCGGTCGGCTGGCGAAGGCCGCCAACGTTGCCCCCTCAACCATCTCTCGTGCGTTGAACCCCGAATACGAGTTCACGCCGTCCACAAAGACACTCGCTAAGATTGCTGCGGCGGTTAACCGCGTTGCCCCCGAGATCGCTTCCGAGGGATTAGACAGGGCGAGGGCAATTGGCCGAAGGATACCCGTCATGGGTGAGGTGAGGGCCGGAGCCTGGTTTGAGATAGATCAAGAACCCCAGCCGGTTGACTGGGTGTACTTCGACGATCCGGAGTTTGAACGAGCCAAGGTCTGGGCTCTCCGTGTGGTCGGATCTTCGATGAACAGGCACTATCCGGATGGCACTACCGTTATTGTTGCGGACGCCCAGGAGACGGGCATCCAAGAGGGTGATCATGTGGTGGTGCGCCGCATACGCGGCAGCTCCGCAGAGACCACTCTGAAGGAGGTGGTGATCGATCCGGAGGGGGTGGCCCTGTGGCCGCGATCCACCGATCCCGCGCACCAAGAGCCGATCCGGATACCGGCCCGTCGAGAGGGCGCACAGGACGGCGTGGAGATCATCGCTGTCGTCGTGGCAGATTACCGCAAGCGCTCCCGGCGTCCCGGCCGGGTCGTCGGCCTCTAAAGCACCGCAGATCGCCGCCCTGCAGAAGCTCGGCGGCTTTTTCGTGTGCAGAGCGTTGCATAAATGCGCTTGCGTCGATGGTGCAGGAATGCAATATTGTTCCCACCAACAAGGGAACACCCGATGCCCACCGCCCCTCCGGTCAACGCCTTTCTCGCTGATTGGGCCGCCGACAAGATCGAAGAACTCCGCGCCGAGCGCGACAGCGCCCGCGGCGAGGTCGCCGACCTTCGGGAGGCGCTTCGGCTCGCCCAGATCACACCGCGCACCCTCCTGGAGCGCATCGCCCTTCACAAGCTGCAGGATACCGATCGCCTCATCGTCATGGCGCAGAACCCGGGCGACAGCCATCGCTGGTCGCGCTCGGTCAGCGACTTCATCACCGTCGCGGAAATCCGCGCGGCGTTGGAGGCCTGACCAATGCCCTCTCCCCTCACCACCTCCCTCACCCGCCTGGCCAACGGCATCCGTCCGGACCTGACGTTCGCGCCGCGCCTGTCGCTGGAGACCTACCCCGGCCTGGCCGTGGTCCGCGACCGTGTCCGTGACGAGTACGGCGCCCTGATCACCCGACGCCTGCGGACCTCGGATGGGGCCTTCACCGTCGAGACTGTCCGCGAGTTCCACGACCGCGACGGCTCGCGCACGGCCTACGAGACCACCACCCAGGACTTCGCCGATCTGGCGTCTGCGATCCGGGCTCTGGGCGGTGAGGGATGGGCTGGGGAGATCGCGGCGGTGTTCGCGACGGCTACGGCGAGGGCGGCGTGATGGGCGAGTTCGACCCGGAAGAGGACGAAGCCTTCCTGAGCGAGGACGACTTCGACGAGCCTGACGCGCTCTGCACCGACTGCGGTGACGACATCTTCTGCACCGACCGCCACTTCATGGAAGGCTTCGAACGCTTCGGCGCGATCCTCTGCGAGAGCTGTTTCAACGAACGTTGCGAGGAGGAAGACTGATGCTCTACCCCCTCCCCGCCCGCCCCGTGCTCCGCGTCGTCGAGCAGTCCCCCGCAGGCCGTCACGGCTTCCCAGAGCCCTCTGAGGACCAAGCCCGCGTGGAGATCACCCCGGGCCTGGACGGCTACCGCGTGTGGCTCCTCGGCAAGGTCTACGCCGAGTTCAGGACCCTATCCAACGCCGCTCGATGCGCCTCGGCTTTGATGAGCCTGGATGCGCTGGAGTGTTTGCCGGGCAACCGGCCCGTCGCCTGATCAGCAACAGCTTCCATGAGGACTCAGCCATGGCCAAGACCCGCCTGAACAACGACGACCGCGCCGCTATAGCCGTCGCCATTGTCGATTACAAATACGCCCCCCTGATCGCGCTCAACCGCGCCCTTGAGTATGAGCTGGCGTCGCTAGTCTACGACCGCATCTATAGTGCCGACGTGCGCCGCAAAATGGCTGCACTTCCAGCTGGGGCATTCAAGGAAGTCGACGACATCACCGTCGCCGTAAACGGGCAAAAGTACAAGCTGGATTTCAGCGCCGACAACTACGACGTCTTGGGCAGCAACCCCGCCGGGCGAGACGACGACCGCCTGTTGAAGCCGGTTCTCTACAAGCACGCCGACCGAAGCTACTCTAGCTTGCCGGCCTTGCTGCTGACCGATGAGGACAGTCTCGGCGCGCGGATCGTGGCCTGGTCACAGGAGCGCGAAGAGCTTCGCCAAGCTCCAGCCACGGCGCGCTCCAAGCTGGACGCAGCACTCGCCAGCTACCGCTACTTCGACGATCTTGTGACCTCCTTCCCGGAGGCCGAGCGCTTCATCCTGACGCGCTGGCGTGAACGCCCGGAAGGCGGAAGCCCCGGCGTACCTGCTGTCGTGCTGAAGGACCTTGCGCGAGAGCTAGATCTCCCCCCGGAAGCCGAGGCGGCATGACCCGTCTCGCACAAACCTTCAACCGCTTCATCTGGACGGCCGCCATCGTCGCTGCCGTGTGCGTGTTCCTCTGGAGGCTCGGATGACTGAACAAGACGCAATCAGGTACACGGACATGAGCGCCGGCGACATGATCGCCGCGCTCGGCAGCGACGCTCACAAGTGGGCCACCGCCTTCTGTGAGAAGTTCCCGACCGTGCCGCATGACAGCGCGGTCGGTTGGTTCGCCAACGCCATGATGACGATGTGGGACGTCACCAACTCCCGCATCACGCATGATGACGAGGCGCTCATCGACCACATCAGTTCGCTCGTCCGGAACCGCGACCTCTGGATCGAACTGGACGGCGGCGCGGAGGGGGACGAGTGATCAAGCTCCTCCTCTCCAAACCCCGCGTCCTCACCCCCCACGATGAATGGGCCGCAGAGCGGGAGAAGGTCGCCAGGAAGCGGCCTGAGTTCGCGCTCGTGCCGAAGGACCCGAGGCCGGACGGGGACATGTTCCGCTGGTTCAGCGTCGAGGAACTGATGGAGCGCTCACGATGAGCATACCCCTCTCCCCAGACCGCGCCGACGCCGTGTCCGCCGCGATCCGTGACGTCGCCCGCAAGGCCCACGACGCCACCCTGCCAAGCGACCTCGACAGCGCCCGCAAGGCCCTCGGCCTCGTCTACTGGACGCTGCACGCCGCGGTCGAGGCCATCAACGAGGCCGAGCGCGAGACGCGCCGGGAAGCCCTCAACAACATCGGAGAAGCCGCGTGATGCAGTTCCAGAAAGCCGAGCGCCGCCAGGCCAAGCTCCGCCTCGCCATTACCGGCCCGTCCGGCTCGGGCAAGACGTGGGGCGCTCTGCAGGTCGCCAAGGGCCTGGGCGGGCGCGTGGCGGTCATCGACACCGAGCGCGGCTCCGCATCGCTCTATAGCCACTTGACCGAGTTCGACGTGCTGGAGTTGGGCGCCCCCTACTCCCCGGAACGATTCATCGAGGCCGTGAAGGCCGCCGAGGGCGCCGGCTATGACGTTCTCGTCATCGACTCCGCATCGCACGAATGGAACGGCGTCGGCGGCTGCTTGGAGTTGGTCGACCACGTCGCTGCGACGCGGTTCAAGGGCAATTCCTGGTCGGCGTGGAACGAGGTCACGCCTCGTCACCGCGCCTTTCTGGACGCCTTGCTGCGATCCAATCTGCATGTGATCGCCACGATGCGCTCCAAGACCGAGACCGCGCAGACCGAGGAGAATGGCCGCAAGAAGGTGGTCAAGCTCGGCATGAAGTCCGAGCAGCGGGATGGCGTGGAGTACGAGTTCACGACGGTGCTCGACCTCTCCCACGAGGGCCATTACGCCATCGCCAGCAAGGACCGCACGGGCCTCTTCACTGGCGACCCCGCCGCACTCTCGCCCGAGACCGGCCGCCGGCTCCTGGCGTGGCTTCAGAGCGGCGCAGAACCGGTTGCGACCGGGGAACCTGCCCGCGCGCCAGAGATCGGTGGCGCCGGCCGCAAGTCCTCCGCCCAGGCCAAGCGCGACGGCGACGACGCCAAGATCAAGGCCGACATCGCCGCATGCGATGGGGAGGGCCTGAAAGACTGGCACGCCAACTTCGACAGCTACACCGCCCACCTTCCCCTGTCCTGGCTCGACAGCATCCGAGACATGCTGGAGCACCGGATGGAAGAGCTGAACGGCCAGGCTGCGGTGGAGGAGGACCAAGCTGCGCTGGACGCGGAATTTCGCAATGCGGTGGGCGTGGTCCGTGGTTCGGATCTGGCCCGGAACATCGCTGCAGGTCGTGAGGCGGCGGCGTAATGGCCCTGGATATCCTCCTGTCAAAGCTGGGGAACAAGCTCGTCCCGATGGACGACCTTGCCGAGGAGGACCTGTCCGCGCTGCCCGAGGGCAAGCCGCTGATGGCGAAGGTGTCTCTCTCGCGCTCCCTCCCGCAGCACCGCCTGCTGTTCAAGCTGATCCGCGAGACGGCCAAGGCGTGCCCGACGCCGGTTAGCGAGAACGCCCTTCGGCAATGGCTCACGGTGCGCACCGGCCACGTGGACCACCTTCCGCTCGGCTTCGGCCAGAGCTACGCGGCGCCCAGGTCGTGGGCCTTCGACAAGATGGACCAGACCGAGTTCAGGAAGCTGTTCGATGACGTCGTGCAGCTGATCCTGACGGAGATCGCGCCCGGCCTTCCGGAAGGCTTCACAGACCAGTTCCTCGCAATTCTCGACGGCAGGGACGCGGCGGGCGCCAACAACGCCCCCGCGGCTGCCGCGTGACCGTCCTCCTGATCCTGACCGCCTGGTACGGGTGCTGCGGCCTCGCGCTGGTCTGCATCAGCGCTGCGCCCGGCGCGCTGATCGACATCGACACTCGCCAGCCCAAGAGCTTCCCGTTTTTGGCCTGGGTCATTATCTGGCTCGGCTGGCCTTACTTCCTCGTCTGCTGGACGCGGAACATGCTCGGCGGCGGCGCACGATGAGCAAGCTCGCCATCCGCGATCCCGTCGAGATCGAGCCTCGCCGCATGACCCCCGCGAGGCGCGCCCGCATCATAGAGCGCGACGGCGGGTGCTGCGTCCGTCCTGGCTGCGAGACCCCCACGGAGGGTCTTCAAGTGGACCACATCGTGGCCCTGGAGCTTGGCGGGGCGGACGCGGACTGGAACCTCGAAACCTTGTGCACGCCTCACCACAAGATCAAGACCCGCGCAGACGTGGCCGCCATCGCCAAGGCCAAGCGCCGACAGGCGAAGCACGACGGCACGGCCCCGCCTCCTACTCAGCAACTCCGCTCGCGGAACACGTTCAAGCGCAGGTGGGCGGAATGACCCTCGCGTCGCACCTCCCCTCGGGTGGCGAGGCTGTGGTCCCTCGTCCAACTGGGCAACACGGGATGAACCCATGACCCCCCTTCCCCCAACACCAGACCTTATAGCGATAGCGGAGGCGGCGACGCTACCAGATGTGCTGCCTGACCATTGGACGTCGGCCGAGGGCCGAGAGATGGCCGTGGAATATCTCACCCTGCCCCGCAACAGGTTGGGGCGATCAGACCTGACCGACTTCGCCCTCGCCAACGCGGTCTTCCTCGCGGACCGAAGCGACCTCGACCTCATCGTCTACCAGACGGCCGCGAAGGAGCGCATCCGGTGGCTCTCAGCGCATCTGGCCGCCCTCCTCTCCGAACGCGCCTCCCTCCAGGAACGTCTCGCCAAGGCGCTGGGGGTGCTGGAGTGGTTCATCGCCCACCGAGCAACCGTGGCGGCCGATCTGGTCTCAGCACACTTCGCGCGCGGCGATGCGGCCAGCGAGTTGATGCGGGAAGACGACCGCGACCTGCGCCGCGACTTCAACGATGCCTGCGAACGCGCCTCCCAGGTCCACGCCGAACTCCATCCGAAGGACAAGAGCGAATGAGCGGGAAGCTGACGCCGCGGCGCGAGGACTGCAAGGCGAGTCCGCGCCTGATCATCGCGGAGGTGCCGGATTACGGCTACCGCATCGGTTACGTCATCACACCGCACGGCGTGGTCTCCGTCTACACGCAAGGGCGGTTCCGCGGCCTCGAACCGATGACCAGCTTCGACGTCGCGTCCAACGGCCGCTGCTACCGCATCGACTGGGACCGCACGTTCACCGACCGATACCTGATCACGCTCGCGAAAAGGTTCGCCGCCGAGATCGCCCTCAAGGACCAGTCCCATGGCTGAGGTGAAGCGCGACGACGCAGACCGCATGGCCTTGCAGTTCCTGGCCGACAACGGACCCCACACCATGGGCCAGATCAACGACGACGGCGCCTTCGCAGCGGCCATGATCTTCTTCGGTTTGGAGAAGTCAGGCCTCGTCACGCGGACAAACTTCGGCAACGGCCACCTCCAGTTCTCGATCACCGAAGCCGGCCGCGCCGCCCTCACCAAGGAGGGCGAACGTGGATGAGCTGAAGCCGGACCTTCCGTTCGTCTGTCGGCACGAAGATCCGCGCTGCGAGGACGATCCCTGTCCGGCCGGTATCCAGTGGCTGTGCAATGCCCCGGCCGATCACCCCGCCCGCAAAGCCCCCGCCCTCACCAAGGACGCCCCCGACCATGGATGACGACTTCCTGTCGATGACCAAAACCGAGTTCCTGCGCCGATTCACGGCCAAGCTAGTGAGCCTCGTGGGCCCGACGTATTTCGAAGAGGACGACCCCGAGCCGCACTCCACCATCGAGTACGCCGAGGAGGTCGCCCCGAGCTACTACGAAGACACCGCTCAGCGCGCCGAGGGCCCAGAACAATGCGCCCAGGACGACTACAGCTGTTGGGGGGACTGACCATGGATGACCGACCGGCAGAGGCTGAAGACGCGCGCATCGCGGCGCTGGCCGAACTCCGCGCAGCGCCGGCGGATGAGGAAATCCGCAAGCTGCTCGCGATGGCGCACATCGCTGGCGGCCATCCTGACGATGACGACCCGGAAGGCTTCGACGCCCAGGTCGGGCGCGAGTTCATCCGGCTTCGGCACAAGATTGCAGGCGCGCTCTCCGAACTAGAGCGGGAGCGGGATGAGGCGAGGGAGACGATCAGCGACGCCATCGCGATGCTCGACCGCTATGACGCGCCGGCGCGCGACGAGGGCGACGGTGGACCTCTGAGCATCGCCGGCCGCGTCGAGGCAATGGTCTACGCCAAAGCGCTTGATGAGAACTCCCGTCTCCGAGCCGCAGGTCGCGCGCTTGAAGCCCAAGCCCGCGTGGCCGCGCTGGAGGCGGGGTTGAGGGAGTTGGCCGACAGCCTCGAAGAGGAAATCAAGGGCCGCGCCGACAATGAATTGCCTCGCCGGATCGCCCGTGACCTAGAGCCTGTTCGTGCGGCCCGAGCCCTCTTGGAGGCCAACAGCCATGACTGAAGACCTGATCGGGAAGCTGAGGGAAGAGGCCGCTGAGGAGGCCATGATCTACACGAGGCCGTGGCCGGTGATCTGCGACCTCCTCCTCCAAGCCGCTGAAGCTCTGTCAGCCGCCCCCGTCCAGGCCGTGGATCGGGAAGAGGTGGCAGGGATCATCGATCCTTTTGCGACCCACGATGGGGCGAGCGGCAGTCCGGTCACCAAGCAACGCCGGGAGATCGCCCTCATGAAGGCTGACGCCATCCTCTATCTGTTCCGCGGGAGGGAAGATGGCCTCTTGCGTCATACGTGCGGCGACGAGGGGCCCATAGCCCTCGCTGCCACCGAGGACCAGTCTTCTGCGGCATGGACACTGGATCACCGCCTCGGGTGGACCACCAACAGCCTGGATCAGCTTGCGGCTGAACTGCGTCGCGATGCGCGTCGCGCCCGGCAGCGCTTCTTGGGCGACAGCGAAACTGCGCGCCTATATCGCGAGCCGTCGAACTACTACGCCGCAGCGTTGGAGCGTGCCGCTGACATTCTCGCGGTCGCCTCCGGAAGGGCCGCCCTAGCCAAGGCCCACCCTCCCGCAACCGAGAAGACGGAAGGGGGTGAGGGGTGAGCGAGACCTTCGATCTGCGCTGGCTTGAAGACTGCGACGCGATGGAGGCGAATCTCAATGACGTCGCCGCAAGCTACGCCGCAGCTGAGCGCGCCCTTGGCCTTCCGTATGGTCTGGAAATCGGCCGCCGTCGCTTGCTGATCCGCGCCGCGCGTGAGGGCATCTGCACCTGGTGCGAAACGCGGCCAGACGACGGCGTGTATCCTTGGCGCTGCAAGTGCGGGCGCGTGGTCCAAAAGGCAGTTGCCAGGGAGCGAAGCGAACACTGGTCGCATCCCCAGGTCGAAGGTGAAAGCCCCCGGGAGGAACTATCAAACAACCCCCCTCCATCTTCAGAGGGAGAAGGGTAGATGGCCATCCAGACCGTGAGCGCCGAGCGCTTCGAAGAACTGCTGTCGGCAATCGACCGCAGCAATCAGCGCCTCGCGCAGGCCATGGAGACCGAACAGGACGCCTTGCGGGTCATGTTCGCGGCGTGGGAGCGCCTGAGGCAGCTTGGCTGGAACGACGCCATCTACTGCCCGAAGGACGGCTCAAGCTTCCACGTCATCGAGGCGGGCAGCACCGGCATCCACACGGCCCACTATGAAGGCAAGTGGCCGGATGGCTCCTGGTGGGTCGCCGAGGCGGGGGACCTGTGGCCCTCGCGCCCGATCCTCTGGCGTCCCATTCCTGCCGCTGCGGGGAGGCCCCGCTAATGCCCTCCCCCTCCCTCCACCAGACGGCAAGCGCGGAGGCTTGGCGATGAGCGAGGCCGCGCTCTCCGATGATATCCCGCTGCGCCTTGAACAGGCCGTAGCCGTCATGGGCGCGCGCGGCTATCCCCTGACGGTGAGCATGTTGCGCACAGAAATCCGCAAGGGCCGGTTGATCCCCGTCGAGGTCGCCGGGAAGTTCTTCGTCACCCCCCGCCAGATCAGGGACCTCTTCACCCCATGCCCCGTCGCGCCAAAGGCCCTCGCCTCTACCTCCGCACAGGCCGGCGGGACAAGCGTTCCGGAAAGCCCCTCCCCGACGTCTGGGTCATCCGAGATGGAGCGGTTGAGAGCAGCACAGGCTGCGGCCCTCAGCAGCAGGAGGCGGCCGAGCGAAAGCTCTCAGACTACCTCGCCCAGAAATTCCAGGCGCCAGCCCTCAAAGCCGACAGCCGCCGTGATCCGTCCGTCGTTTTCGTCGCCGAGGTGATCGCGCTCTACAAGCAGGACAAGGCCGATAAGTCCGGCCTCGACGCCGCCACCTTCGACCGCTTCGTCGCCAACCTCATAGGTTGGTGGGCGGATCGCAAGCTCAGCGACGTGAAGCGCTCGACCTGTCAAGCCTATACCGCCCACAGGATGTCTCAGCCGGACGCCCGCTACAAGGACCCCGCGACCGCCCCACGCGTCTCGAGCGAGACGGCCCGGCGCGAGCTGGAGATGCTGAGCGCGTCGATCGGCTACTGGCATGGCGAAGACACCCTGACCACGCGGCCGGTCGTCTGGCTTCCCGACAAGCCCGAGAGCCCGCGCGAGGCCCTGACGCGCTCACAGGCCGCCGCGCTGCTGAAGGCGGCGATGGGCTGGCGGAAGACCGAAGACGGCTGGGCGCGGCTCTCTACGTCAGCGCGGGCCAATCGGGCGCACCTTCGCCGGTTCATCCTGATCGGGCTCTACACCGGCACCCGGCACAGCGCGATGCGGGCGCTCCTCTGGGAGGAGTCGCTACATCAGGCCTGGGTGGATCTGGACAAAGGCATGATCTACCGCCGCGGGCGCGGCGAGCGGGAGACCGCGAAACGCCGTCCTGTCGTGAAGCTGCCGCGCAGGCTGCTGGCGCACATGAGGCGGTGGAGGCGGCTGGATCAGTTATCCAGGAATCCTGGAGAGCTGCCGCTCACGTCTGTCCTCCACCACGGCGGCGAGCCCATCGCCGGCAAGATCAGGACGGGCTTTGAGGGCTGCGTCCGCGACGCTGGCCTGCCCGAAGAGATCACCCCGCACTGGATGCGGCACACGGCGGCGACGTGGCTGATGGAGGCCGGCGTGGATATGTGGGAGGCGGCGGGCTACCTCGGGATGTCCGTCGCCACGCTGGAGAAGCACTACGGCCACCATCGCGCTGATCACCAGGCGGGGGCCGTGCGGGCAATAGGAGGAAAGCGGTGAGCGAAGGCGAACCCTGGCGCAAGGCGAGCCACACCATGCGCGGCACTATGCGGCTGGTCTATACAAGCCCCGAAGCCAATCAGTTTCACCCCGTCCTCCGCCAAGAGGACCCCGAACACTACTGGCCCGACTATCCCGTCGTCGCCGTCATTGGCCCGTTCGACAATCACACGGGCCAGGGCGAACTGCAGGAGCGACTGCTTGCCGTGGTTCGCCAGTGGAATGCCGAAGTCGCGGAGGGGCTTCACTCCCCAGAAACCCCCCAGAAACGACCGAAACAGGCGTGAACAGAAGTGGAATAGCTGGGTAGCAGATGGACGGTTTACCGAGGGGAGGCCATAGTACTCACCTCGTTCACACCGAGGGGGTCACAGGTTCAATCCCTGTCGCATCCACCATTCTTTTCAGTGGGTTGGCCTTTCGGGGCCGATCCGCTACCCAGAATACTCTCCAGAAACGGCACTTTGCTGCACCGCACCTATGCCCCGGCGCCTCCCATTGCCTTGGACCATCCACGACATGGGCCACTGCTACACGGTGAAGGATGGGAACGGGGTGGGGCTGGCAAACTTCCTATTCAGATACAGGGAAGTCGCCGGAACGAACCCTGAGGCGGTCCCGACGAAGGATGAAGCCCGAAGGCTTGCTGTTAACTTCGTGAGATGGGCTGAGAGAGCTGCGGGGGAGTTGATGAAGCCTCGCAACTAATGTGTATCAGTGCGCATTTGTAGCTTGCACTACGGCTCCGTTAGTGTGTATATAGACACATGAATAGCCGGGATGTAATCAAGGCGATTGAGGCGGACGGGTGGGTCCTGGCGCGCACCAATGGCAGCCATCACCACTACAAGCACCCGACCAAACCCGGCATCGTCACCGTCCCGCACCCAAAGCGGGACATCCCCATCGGGACGCTTCGTTCGATAGAGAAGCAGTCCGGTCTGAGCCTGAGGTGAGAGACATGCGCTATTACATCGCTCTGATCCACAAGGACAAAGGTAGCGATTTCGGTGTGTCGTTCCCCGACTTTCCGGGATGCGTCACCGCTGGCACGAGCCTGGAGGACGCCGCGGCCATGGCGCGTGAAGCCTTGGAGGGTCACGTCGCTCTCATGGCAGAGGATGGCGAGGCCATTCCGGAGCCCGGCTCTATGGACGCCATCATGGCCGATCCAGAGAACCGTGATGGCACGCCCGTTCTAGTCCCCCTCGCGCCGGCTGTCTCGCGCAAGACCGTGCGGGTGAACATCACCCTGCCCGAAACGGAGCTCCAAACGATCGACCAGTTCGCGGAGAGCCATGGCTACACCCGGTCTGGCTTCCTGCTGAAAGCGGCTCGGCGAGAGATGGAAGCGGCCTGATGCCCCCTCCCCCAATGACACCCGATAGCGCGGAGGGATGGCGGGAGATTGAGGCTGGCGCTTGTTGGGCGCGGCCATTGCGCAGGCGTAGGCCTTCCGCTGCGGATATCGTGCGCTTCCTCGGTGCTCCCGGGCAGAGCTTCGTTGGTCACGCTACTGGCGGTCCATCCCAGAGCCCACCGAAATGACTGAGAACGTGGTGGAGCGGCTTGGAAAGCGAGCTCGACGCCGTCGCCGGGGAAGGTTCCTGGCAGACCGGCTCAAGGCCCACCGGCGATGGGTGGACGCACTGCGCTGCACTGGGAAAGCGTACCTTGCAGATCGCGCCTTCGCCCTCTCCTCCGACAAGGGCTGATCAGGTCGGAGGCGCTTCCACCGACACCAGAGCGCTCGGCTGAGCCGGACAGGTCCGCTCGAGGAAGACGTTGAGATTGTTCCCGGTCAGGCCGCCGAGGTTTCCTGAGATCCGGTCCGTGTGACCGCAGCGCGGATCGGAGGCGATCTGCTGGACGGCGGAGACAAGGTCGGAGCCCCCGGACACGCTCGCACAACCCCCAAGGGCTCCAGCGATCACCAGAAGGGCGGGAAGGATGGGTTTCATCGAAGGTCTCCGTTCAGGGCATGGCCCGGTCGATCCAGGAGGAGATCACCCGTCCGGCGGCGAACACGCCCAGCACCGACACGAGCGTCATCAACGTTCCGCCCACGACCACGCCAAGGCCGAAGACGAGGAGGGTCACAGGGGCGCCTCCCCCGTTTCCATCATGTGGGCCAGGCGATGGGCTCGGGCGCCTGTCTGTCGCGCCCAGCGGCTGTCCAGCATCCCCGCGGCGACCTTGGGCCAATCGTGAGCCTGGATGGCCGCCAGCGTGTTCCTGAACCCCAAGAGGCCATGGATGCCGAGGTTGAAGCACATGTTGATCAGGGCGCGCTGGCGGACCGCATCGAGGTCGCGCCACCACGGAAGGAACTTATCCAGCTCCGACTTCACGCGGGAGACGTCGTTGGCCAGGAGGTGGTCGATCTCCTCGTCCGAGAGGCCCCCGCCTTTGCGCTCGTCGATCAGCCGGCCGACCCCGATAGTCCAGAGCCCGCGGCTGTCTTGGTAGGCGTGCCTGACGACCCCTTCGTCCCGACGCAATTCGGCGAGGAGCGTGCGGTCGGTGTTCATCGGTTCGTGTCCTCGGACGTCAAGGTCGTGAAGCCCGCTCGAGTGGTCACGAGGTTACCCAGCTGCCGTTCGATGACGCTGATGGATCGGCTGACGCCCTCCAGCTTCTCGCGGCTGTGCTTGCCGTCGATCTCGATGGTGGTCGTCAGGCGGGTGATCTGCTCCTTCATGCCCGCCACAGCCGCCACGGCGACCTCAGTGGCCGTCAGGCGCTGGTCGAGGAGCGGGACCTTGTCAGCCAGGACCGCAACTTCCTCGACGCGCCCCTCCACCTTCTCCAGGGTTGAGGCCACGTTCTTCATGGCCTCGTCCGAGCGGCCGATGAATCGACCGATGATGAACAGGTTGACGGCCGACCCGCCGAGAACAGTGAGGATCGAAATCCCGATACCAATCCAGGGGGTGATGTCGACGGCGGCGGCCATGCGCGGCTCCTTGGTACGCTAGGGGCGGTCGGGCTGGCAGGCGCCAGGTGCTCTGGGCAGGAATTGGGTTGCACGGTCTGTCCTCATTGGAGCGCCCACCCCTTCTTGACTCGAACACTTGACTGGCAGCGAAGCCTGCTCGCCTCCCCCATGGCGCCGAACTGCACCCTTCAACTCGCCCCATAGGTGCGACGGCTTGACTCTAGCGTAGCCAGGCCATCCCGTGCGCGCGGGGAAGCACGGAGGGATCGATGAAAGCCTTGGCAATAGCGACGGCGTGTGCGGCTTTGGCTCTGCCAGCCCACGCGGTGACGTACCTGACATTTGATAGTGATGCTGGCGCGCTTACGACGATGTGGCCGGCTGCCAGCTGGATCGAGGGCGATTGGGAGATCGCCAGATACAATGGATCAACGCTGCTCGATGTGGACGTTGAAAACGACGCCCTGCAGATGCACGCAGGTGACACATATGCCTTCTACCATCGTCACAACGGCAACCTCAGTGGGGCTTGGCTCTTCCAGGCCTTCGACGCAGACGGAGGGGGCTCCATCTGGCGGCGATCCAAGACCGGCGAGGCCGAGATCGCCGCGCTAGACGCCGCCCCTGGGTTCGAGCGCTTCACGTTCAACGAGCGCCACACAGCCGGGAGCCTGTTCCGCATCCGCAGCACTGCGGACGCGAGCGTGGACAGCATTCTGCTGTCCGTCGTGCCAGAGCCCGCGGCCTGGGGGGTCATGGTTCTCGGCCTGCTAGTCGCCGGCGCCTGGGTGCGTCGCCGCGCCTACGAGGTCCCGTCCCAGCCGCCCGCCGTGTAGCCCACGCCCTGTGGCGCGTACGTCGTCGAGGGCGCGGTCATCGCGTTGATGCTGGCGATAAGCGCCAAGCCGTTCGCGCTGGCGCGGTCGTAGACCGTGTTGCTGCCCGAGTTCCAGAACGTCAGTGAATTGTTGGTCGGGGCCGCGCCGACGCCGATATTGCCGGTGATCGGACCGTTGTCGGCGAGCGGCAGGGTGTTCTCCACCGCGAACACCAAGTCGCCCAGCACCCCACCATCCAGCGTGTTGTTCGAGGCTTGCAGCCCCATTTCGTCGCCGCCCTGCCAGCGTAGCGCAGCGAGCGAACCGTAGCCACTGGCCTGGAAGGTGTTGTTGCGCACGATGCAGCTTGGCTGGCCATAGGTGGCCGTGTTGTAGGCGTTGTCCCGCTCGCTGGTGAGCGGTCGGCCGGTGTCTCGGATCAGGTTGCCTTCGATCAGCACGTTGTACTTGCAGCAATAGAGCGTGATACCATTGCCGTGCAGGTCGTTGACGTGCTCGATCAAGTTCCCAGCGACTGTGACATTGCGCACGGCGTCGCTCGTGCCGGTGGCGATCACCCGAACATTAGAGCCGTGGATATATTGGAAGTTGTTGTACTTGACGATCGCACCGGAGCCGGTTCCGATCTGCACCGCCGAGCCGATCACCTGCCGCTGGTAGGTGTTGAAGTACCGCTGCGCATGGGCGCAGTCGTCATAGGCCTGCTGGCGGCTCTTGGGGCCGATGCTGCCGAAGCCGGGGAAGAGGCACCGTTGAATGCGAATGGTGGTGGTGTCGATGGTGCTCGCCGCGCTCAGCGAGTTGCCCCCGCCCGCGCCCGTGGCGTTGGCCACGGTGTTGCTGCAGGACATGCCGCAGATCTTGAAGCCGTGCAGCCAGACGTTGTTCGCGGCGAACTGCAGGCCAGACTTGCCCTGCCCCCGGTAGAGCTGCTCGTTCGAGACCGGCCATTCCACCAGCCAGCCCGCAGCCGGGTTGATGGCATATTGCTTGGACCCGGAGATCGCCTTCGGCACGTTGACGATGCGGAACTTGTAGTCGCTGGCCAGGGTGTAGTTCGCCGAACTGCTGTCCAGCGTGTTGCCGTCGATGACCTTGATGTAGGCCCCGGCGCTGTTCAGCGTGCCATCCTGGTCGCAGCGCCCCATGCGCGCCGTGAACCACACGTTCGGCGAGATCCGCATGATCAGCACCGGCACGCAGTTGCTGTCCAGCGCGCCGGTCAGCGTCCCGGCCGTCAGGCCCATGGAGGTTTCGGCCGCCGCCAGGTTGATGCGCGGGGCCGAGACGCCGGCCGAGAACACCGGGCTCGACTCGTTGATCCCCGAGTACCACCACACGTCGGCGAGCGAGGTGTTCGGGCAGAACTGGTTCCAGTCGAAGGCGTCGTCGTTGGCGAGCTGGGGATAGCCAGCCAGGTAGCGCACCTCGCGGTCGGCGCCGGCGTAGAGGCAGTGCAGGTAGTCGTCTGGATCGACGCCGCCCAGGCCCGCGCTGATGGTGGCCCGCCGCATCGACGCCCAGTTGGTGTTGCCCAGGGCGTTGGCCTGGCTGGTGCAGGCCGCCGCGGTGAGCGCCACCGAGCCGTCGATAATGGCCTGCCCCCAGCTCGGATCGTTGCCGACATAGACGATGGGGTATTTCGATGCGCCCGCGCGCAGGAGCTGCCCGAAGTTGGCCGTCGAACTGTGCCAAGTGCCCTTGCAGACCACGCGATAGCCGAAGGTGACGCGGGTATCCCCGACCGAGAGGCCTGGCATGGTGTTGTAGGGCGAGGCCTGGGTGCCGGCGCCGTTCACCCCGGCGTCGAAATCCACATAAATCGTGGCGAGCGGCGTCGGCAGCTTGCCGGCTTCGGCCAAGGTCTGGCGCATCCGCCACGGCATCTGGAAGGTCATCAGCTGTTATCCCCGGCGACGCGAACCATGGTGAGGATGCCGTAGCGCTGGTTGGAGCCGCCGCTCTCGGTGATGGTGTAGTCCGCGTTGAAGGTGCTGGCCGTCGCCACCGCCTTGCTCTGCACCGCGCCCCAGGCCAGCGAACTGGTGGCGCGCGTTCCGGGCCACAGGTCCAGTTCCTTGGTCCAGCCCGTTCCGGCCGTGAAGACGTTGGTCCCCGTGAAAGTGGTCCACTGGCCGTTCACGAACGCGATGCACAGGCGCTTCGCCACGGCGGTGGACACCGAGAAGGTGTAGCCGGCCGCGTCGGTGACACTGGTGCTCTGCGTGACATCCCCGGACGCAGGCGCGGCGATTTGGGTGTTGCCGATGGCGATGGCCGAGGCCGTGGTACGCGTGGAGTTGGTGGAGGCGCTGCGCGTGTAGGAGACCGTCAGACCCGTGCCGGTGGGAACGTCGTTGCCCCACAACGCCCAAATCTCCGTTCGCGTCGTCCGCGTGGCCGTGTCGGCGAACACATAGCTGGTCACCAGTGTCAGAGGGATGCCTTCGATCGTCACGGAGTTGAATGATGGATCGGTCGCGCCCGAGCTGTACTGCGCGTGGAGCGACAGGAGCAGGCCCCGGCGCGTGACATTCGAGATGTCCATCGTGAAGGAGTAGGCGGTCGCCGCCGTGTTGGCGGCGGAGTTGTAGCCCCCCGCGCCGATGATCGACGCATCCGCCGCTGGGATCGACGACATCGGCCCGAAACCGGTCGTCGCCGTGGCCACGGTCACGCCGCCCGCGCCTGTGGCCTCTTCTTTCACCCACAGATAGTCGCCATCCGAGATCCCCGACACAGGTGTCGAGGTTGAGGTAGTCCAGTCCAGGTAGACGACCTCCGGGGAGGTCGGCGCGATGGCGTCGCCCTTGACGATCTTGTAGCGATAGCTCGTCGCCCCGGTCCAAGTGCCCGCGACGATCTCGATTGTGCCGCCTTGGGTCGTGTCGCCGGTGAGAGACGGCGCGACCGTGTTGACCGGCGCGGCCGGGCCCCCACCCCCGGAGGCCCGGCTTCCCAACGACAGATCAAGCGCAAGCGACAAGCTCATGCGGTGTGCTCTTTGGTGGAGGTGTGGTACGGTGTTGCAATGCAGACACCGCGAGAGGTCGTAGACGCTGAGTTCGAGGTGGTCGGGCCGGTCCGCGTCGACCTGGACGAGCCGTACGAAATCCCGTGGGGCTCGATCTTCTGGTTCTGCGTCTACACCGGCGGCTTCGCCTACGTGGCGGCGGCATCAGACGATCCCCTCGCCCATGTGACGATGGTTATCGGCGCGTCGGTTTTCTGGCCGCTTTGTGCGTTTCTCGCGAAACTGCGAGAGCCTCTCTTGCCCGAGCGGGCTGCTGAGCGAATTCGGCAGCACCTAGTAGGCGGGTGGGAAGCGGCAGAGGCGCGAAAGGCCCAGCGATACTGGACACGGGTGGCGGCGCGACGGGCTTCACACCGCCGATAGAGATGAGGTCCAGAAGGCTCTGGATGTTCTTCGCGGCAATCGCCTTATCAGCCGCCGTGCCCGCCATGCCAACTGGAATCGACAGGGTCGAGAGACCGCCCGTCTTGATCCCGAGGCCGCCTTGAACCAACGCGGCCAGCCGGCTGTGGAATGGGTCGAAGGCGCTGGCGGCGCGGGCCAGGTTCTGGGTCGGCGTGCCGCGCACGACTGAGCGCAGCGCGGCGGCCTCGTCATCTGTGAGGTTCCGCATCCGCTGCGGCCCCTTTTTCTTGATCAGGGGCTTGAGGGCTTGGCGCGTGGCGTTGGGGTTGCCGCCAGTACCCGCCGCGGCGCGATTCAGGTCCGCATCCTCCAAGCGGTCGCTGATGGCCTTGTACTTCTGCACCTGCTTGTAGGATTGCCTCGCCTCTGCGAGCGCAGGGTCTTTCGCGGTGGCGATCAGTTGCTCCACCGCATCCAGCATCGCACTGCCAACCGAGCCCTCCTTGCTGGTGGGGCTCAGCAGTTGCTCGCGCATCTGCGACTTCAGCGTGTTCAGCTTGCCGAGGGTCAGCTCGTCCCGATCAGCCACGCGCCTCAGCTTGGCGGCCCACTTGGCGCTTTCTGGGTAGAGGTCAGGGTCGGCCTCAGAAACCGCCTTGATGGCCGTGTTCACCGCAGCGTCGGCGTCGGCCTTCGGGAACTTGTAGGTGGAGGCATCCACCTTGCGCCAGTTGGCGCGGTCGATTTCCTCCAGATCCTCTAGAGTCCTAGGCTTGGGTATCGGCGCGCGCACTGGCTGCACGTTCGCCGGTCGCGCCGCGCTCAGAGCCGTCATCAGGTTGTTCTCAACGAAACGCTGGGCTTCCTCGCCCTGCAACTTGCGGGGCGCGGTGAGGCCGGGCCTCCCGCCCTGGAACGTCAGCTGCGGGCCAACGGTGGGCGTTGCGACCTTGTTCATCGCCGCTGCAGCGGGCCGTACCGCCGCCACCGCGGGGGCGCCGGCCAGACCCAGGACGTCACCGATGAGGCCGAAGTTCGCACCGAGGTCCGACAAGCCCTCCTTGGCGGCGGTGAGCGGACTGACGGGATTGCGGCCGGCGCGAGAGGTGACGTCCTTGTAGTGGGCGCCGAGGTCGTCCACCAGCGTTCGGAACGGCTGCGCAAAGCCACTGACGGCGAGGTCGCCGAGGCTGGATTGAGGCGGTACGGCGCCGCCCGGCTGTCTCTGCGGCGGCCTCGGGGTGGTGATCGGAGGAGACTTGGTCCTAGGCTTGAGGTTCAGGGACGCAAGGAGATCGGCGTCGCTCACCTTGGATAGATCGGCTGCCGGCGCGACCGGAGCGCCGTTCTCGAACTCGCCCATCGCCCCAAGGAGCGCCCGGCGCGTCTCCGCGCTGGTCATGTCGAGGGGCGCGTTCGGATCCACTCCCATGCGCTGTGCCACATGGGCAGTGTAGGCGGCCGTGTGGTTGCCGTCCGCGGCCGGTGGAGCCCAGCGATTGACGACGCCCGAGACGGTGTTGATGCCGTGCTTGGTATGGTAGGCTTGGAGATTGCGGTCGGCCGCGTCCAGGCCCTCCTGCATGGAGGTATAGCGCGCGAACGCCCCGTCCTGCCCTGCCGTGCCACGGGCCTTCAGGTTCAGGGGGTTGTTGTTGCGAACCCCGCGCGGCAGCGACGCCAGCAGTTCTTCGTCGGAAACCTGGCTGAGGTCGGTCACGGGATGAGGCCCCTGCGGCGCGCTTCGGCCATGCGGTCGGCGACCGGTACGCTGCTGAGCGAGCCAGAAGGTCTGGCCGCGAAACCGCTGGCGGCCGGCTGGAGACGCTGCGCCTGCCCGGCCGCCCGCGCCGCCCCGGCGTTGATCACCTCCTCCAAGTCGTTCAGCGCCTTGAGATAGCCTTCCTTGGTCTGTTGCTGACTCAACCGGCCGATGGCATCTGTGGCCTTGCGGCCCTCAACCTCGGTGATCTGGCCGGCGCCCTTCAGGCTTCCAAACGCCTCGAGGAACACCTTGCCCTTCAGCTGGTCGGCCATGGCCTGGAAATCGGCGCCAGGTGTGCCCGGGAGCGCGGGCAGCGCCGAACGCCAGCCCGTGCGGCTGTCGAGGCCAGCATGACCTTTCATCTGTTCGATCAGGCTCATCGCCTGTGCCGCGTTGCCGAGGATGCGTGGCGTGTCGATATTCGCCTGAGCGCCTGCCAAGGCGATGGCCTTGTCCGCCTCGCTCTGGGCGGGGGACGGACCCTGGCCGATGATTGCGCCCCGAGCCCCTAGCGCCGCCGCCGTCTCGTTGGAGATGACGATCGGCTTTCCAGTCGGGCCGGTTATGGTCTGGAAGCTGTAGGGCGCCTTGGCGCGTTCCTGCGCGCCAGTCTTGGCCGCCTCGATGCTCGCCGCGGCATCGGCATAGCCGGGGACCGCGGCTGCGCCGCCGTCCGTTGTCGGCTGGATGCCCTTGTCGAGGTCCGGGTGATAGCCTCCCAGCGCCGCGCCGGTCTTGCCGTTGTAGCCGAACCCCCGGTCGAAGCGGACGTCCGGCTGCTGCGCCTTGAGGACGTCGACAACACCCGAGATCGGCACGCCAAGGCGCTGGGCTTCCAACACGCGACGGGCCATTTCAGGGCTGTTGATGCTGAGCGGCGCGCGGCCGGGCTTCACCTCCATCTGCGGCGCGAACGCTGCCGAGATGTCCGCGCCCTGATCGTTGCCGATCTGCGCCGCGCCAACCGTATCGGGTGTGCCGGCGAGATCCTGCGACAGTTCGTTCAAGAACCCGCCTTGGAGGTCCCGCAGAGCCTTCTGGCGCTTCATGGCGATCGGGCTGATGCCGAGGACGTTGGCGGCCAGGCGGTCGAGCACGATGTCTCCGACCGAGGCCTTCGGCATCACCACGCCCTGTTGCGGGTCGTACTTGGCCTTGCTGCGTCCGAACATACCCATGGATCAGCCCCCTCCCCCGGCGGCGGCCTGCGCGTTGGCCTTGAAGAACTCCAGCCACTCGCCGAGGCTAGCGCCGGACGACTTGGTCTTGGTCGTCCCGTTGAGCGTGCCGGTGGCGTTCGAGCCCTTGAACAGGTCCAGCGGCAGGCCACCGTACGCCGCGATCTTGCCCATGAGGGCCGTGATCGGGGACGCGTTCTGCTGGTTCTGCACGTCGCGCAGGCCGGAGCCGATGTCGTACTGGAGGCCGGTGTTCGCACGCTCGTTCGCCCCCTGTGCCGACCCGAGCGCGGTCAGCGCATTGCCGCCGTTGAGCTGCCGGGACAGCGCCGTCTCGGCCAGGCCGGCATTGGTGGCCCCAACACCGTTGTCCATCTGGGCTTGCTGCAAGGCCGCGCCGAGGGCGGTATCGAAGGCGTGCTGGCGGATGTCGGCCGAGAGCTTGCCGCGCCCCCGGTTGAGCATGTCCTCGGACAGCGAGGTCTGGAGCGCTCCTGAGGAGCCGCCGAAGGTCGTGTCGCCCGCGAGCGCCAGCTTGTTCTGCGCCCGCGTCTGACCGGCCCCGAAGTCGTAATCTCCAAGGCTGGCCTCCAGATAGTCCTTGAGGCCCGCGTCCTTGAACCGGCCGATATAGCTCGAGGCGTCCGCGCCGACCACCTTTTGCGGCCCAGCGCCGCTCGCACTGGTCAGGAAGTTTTGCGCCTGGCCGAAGCTCGCCGGGTTCTCGAAATGGCTCGCCGTGTTGCCCGCCAGGGTCTGCAGCGGATTTGCGCCGCCCACGAGCGTCTTCGGATCGATCCCGTCGAACGTCTTGCCGATGTCGCCGGCCAACCCCTGAATACCCGTCGTGACCCACTCCGGATTGGTCGGCGTGGTGTTCATCGTGGTGTTCTGATTGGTCGTCGTTTTCGACTTCTTAGTGGAGACGCCCATGGAGTCCCTTTCGCAATGTCACGGACCACGGCCGGTAGCCCAATTCCCGCAAGGCCCGCTGCCAGCCCTGGTGGCCCTCGATCAGCATTTCGGTGCAGCCCTGCCGGCGCGCCCACGCCTCCAGGTCCGCGGCGGCGGCCAGGATGCTCTTGAGGTCGCCAGCCGCCCACATGACCTGGCAGGCGCGCTCCTGCGGGTAGTCGATCACCTCCACGAGGAAGCAGCAGCCGTTGGCCTCCAGCTGTTGCCAGAGCCCGCCGGACAGCGCCTGTTCGATCGCCTCGATCGTCCAATGCGTGCCGTCGCAGGCCTCGGCGAAGGCCTCGCGCCAGTCGGTCCAGCTCATCGCCCGCCCGCCGGCGTCACGTCGAAGGTCGGGCTGCCGAGACGCGCGTAGGTCGGCGAGGAGTTGCCCGAGAACTTCACCCGCACCAGCCGGCCCGTCGCGCGCACGTCCGACTTGCGGTCGCCTGGCGCCATGGTGGAACCGGAAACTGTAGTCTCCTCGCCTTGCGGGGCGAACTTGGTGGTCACATCCACCATGATCGGCCCCACCTGGTCCTTGAAGTCCGGCCAGACCTGGCGAACCATCATGTTCGTGTCGGCGTCGAGGTAGGTGTCTGCCGTCTCGATGAACCACGAGAAGGCCGCGCCGTCGGCGCTCGTACCTTTCTCGTGCCAGTAGACCGCGCCGTCCGATGTCACACCGATGGGGTAGGATGGTGTTGGATGGGGCGGCGCATCGGCGAAGGCCGTCCGCGCGAGCACGCCGTGGTACCATGCAACGTCCGGATTGCTGACGAGGGTCGGCACGTGGGCGGCCAGGTAGCGGCTGCACTCGTTACCTTCGCGGCTATCCGGATAGTGGAAGTGGATCTCGGCGAAACGGCCGATCGAGGCGGCAACGATCTTGTCCCCCTGAGAATCCGCCAGGTTGTCTGCGAAGTCCTTCAGCACGGGGCATCCGACCGGGCCGGCCTGGCCGCCGAGGGCGTAACCGTAAATCTGGAGGTCGGGTCCAACCCAGAAGGCGCGCTGCCCCACCACGACCGCGGCATTCGGACCGATCAACCCGCACTGATCGCCCACCTTGTCGAAGCGCCAGATCTGGGTGAGCGAGCCTACGTACGTGCCGAGCCAAAGCGCCGAGGAGGTCCAGACCAGGATGTTCTGACCGATCACCCGGCCGGCGACGATGCGGCCCCCGCCGGGGAGGCGGTATTCCCGCGCCGTGGTGTCCGCAGCGGTATTCCACTCGGTGTTGTCGCCCACCGACGAGTGACGGATGATCAGCGGATCAAACGCCCCTCCGCTCTCTGCCGAGCACCCGAGAGCGAAGACCTGCCGCGTCGGTGCGACCAAGGTGTAGGTCACCTCATCGGGCGCGTTGGTAATCGTTGTCGCGACAGAGGCGGTGTTGTTGGCCCAGGAGAAGATTGTCTGGCCGCGCGGATTGGCAATGAGGTTTTGCCCCCAGGCCGACAGGCTCCACGTCAGAGGGAAATAGTCCGACGTGGACGGCTCCGAGTAATCCCCGACGCTATAGGCCCCGGTGCCGTAGCCCTGCCCGCCAGTTCCGTCCGCCGCCCCGGCCGTGAAGTCGGCTGACGGCGTGATGTCGTAGACGGTGCTGTCGTACCAGAGCTGAAGCTTGGTGTGAGTGCCGAAGGCGATGTTCAGCTGCGCGGCCGTGTCGGTCCATGCGAACACGTTGCGGCAGACGCCGGTCAAGGCGGTCGGCACGAGCAATTCCCAGCCGTTGCGGACCTGGGGCCGACCCTCCCAGAATCGAACGTTGGAGCCGTCCGCCCAGCGACCCGAAGCGGCGAAGGTGGTGTCGTCGCCATTCAGTCCGGGCGGGAGTTCGAGGGGGATGCGCAGCGTCGATCTCCCTGCTAGGGGGTCTGGGGATGCGAGAATTGGTGCAAACGACCCCTAGCGACACGACTGCAGAGCAGTCTGGTACGGCCTGGATCGAGCCCCTACGGGCGGGCGACTACGGCCGAGGGTGGCCGCTGCTTGAGTCTCGATGGTCGCGGGTGCGGGCCACCTGGTTGCGGTGCGGGCTGCCCGAATGGCGCGGCGAGCCGCTGGCGGGTCGCCACATCATTGTCGGCGGCGAACAGGGCATCGGCGATGAAGTCCAATTCAGCCGCTTCATCCCGCGCCTGAAGGCGCTCGGCGCCCGCGTCACGGCTCTGGTGCTCGCCGAGAACCGACGGCTGTTCATGCAGCTCGGCGCGGACGTCGCCCTCGACCGAATGGAGCGACACGCCCTCACCGCCCACTATGTTGTCGGCCTGATGTCGCTGCCCCTGCGGTTCGGCTGCTTCAGCGACGTTGACTTCGGCCGGGCGCCCTATTTGCGAGCCGCACCCGAATGCACGTCATCCGACGTCGGCGTGGTCTGGCGCGGCCAGCCCCGCCACGAGAACGACCGCAACCGCTCGATGCCCTCGCCCGACCCGCTCCTCGACCTTCCTGGCGCTACCCTCATCGAGCCGCACGGGGATACGGTTGACAGCCTGAACACTCTCGCGGGACTTCAAGCCTTGGTGACGGTGGATACCTCGTGGGCGCATCTGGCCGGCGCGATGGGTCTGCCGACGCATCTGCTGCTGCCGGCCATCGGCTGCGATTGGCGCTGGGGCGAGGGCCGCTCGGATACACCCTGGTACGGCTCGGTGCGGCTCTACCGCCAGCCCCGCCCCGGAGATTGGGCGACGCCGATCGCGCAGGTTCACACCGCCTTGGCTCAGTAGGAGACCAGGAGCACTACCGCACGACCGTCCCCTCCCGGGCCGCCTGCCGTGCCAGCCCGGCCGCCGCCTGGCGAGATCCCCGTCGTGGCGGTGTTTCCACCGTCCTGGCCCTTCCCGCCGGGAAACTCCGCCGAGCCCGGGGCGCCGCCGCCGCCGCCCCAACCGCCGCCCGCAGTCCCTCCGCTGCCGCCGCCCGCTCCAAGGCCATTGACGCCCGCAACCGCGCCACTGGTCCCGCCGAGCGAACCATCAAGGTTGACGTCGCCACCCGACGCCACCCCCACCGTGAACGAGTTGGCGGCGCCCGCCGACATAGTCGGATAGCCCGCCGCGACAGCGGTCGTGTTGGTCCCGCTGCCACCGGCGCCCACAGTGATGCTGACCGTCTGACCCGCGTTCAGCGGGATCGTCTTCTCGACGTAGGCGCCAGACGCAGACGCCTGGCCGGTGCCGAGGTTGGTCCAGTCGCCCCCCGCCCCATGTAGAACGAACTTCCACTGCCCGGTATACGGCGCCGTGAAGGTGTACGCGCCTGGCTGGTAAACGCGGCAATAGCCCAGGTGGCGAGCACCCAACCCTGCGGCCCGCAGGAGAGTGGTCGCCTTGCCGCCCAGCGGGGTCTCAAACGCGCTCATGCCGCGTAGAACGCGCCTTCGCAGCGCACCACAACGCCGTTTGCCACCGCCTGGCCCATGGCGGCGGCCAAACCGATGCCGCCCTCCAGTTCCAAAGGCGCGCTCACGCTGAGGCCGAAGTCGGTCTTGGCATTCGCCACAGCCGCGCCGGGCGTCACGGTCGCCATTAGGGCGGAGTCAATGAGGGTGTAGGTCGATCCCGACCGCTTGTAGAGCTGAATGTTGTTGGCCGTGCCGATAGTCGCGCGCGGGATGGCGTATAGCTTGGTGATCCGAGCGCCGTCCGTGTTGTCGGCTGCCAGCAGCAGATCAACGACGTTCGTCGGAGTGTTGAACGCCGTCTCGGCCGCCGTGAGAACTGCCGTCCGCGAAAACGGCGTCTTGGGCAGTGTGGCGTGGTCTTGGTTGACAGCCATTTGGGCTCAGCTCCCGAAGATGAGGGTGTAGACGAGCACCTTCTGACGGATCTGGGACTCGAAGTCCCCGATGTCCGAGGACTGGATCTGCTGCCAAGTGGCGCTCGATCCGTCCGTCTTCAGGTACTTTCCGGCGTTGCCGACCTGGCCCGGGAGCGCCGTCGACGACGCGAGCACTTGAGCGGCGATGTAGTCTTTGAGGCCGTAACCGCCGAACGTGATGGAGTGGCAGTTGCTGCCGTCGCAGCACACCAAGGTCTTGTCGCCGGCGTCGACCGTGAAGGTGTTGCCGGCTCCCGTGGTGAACACCAGCGCCTTGTTGGTCGCGTTCCAGACAAACCGCACCATCGGCACGGATGGGACGGTGATGGTGGCGTTCGCCGACAGCGAGCCGGTGAACTTCGGCATCGCGATGCGCGCGGTGAAGTCCGCAGCCACCATGGAGGTGGTCGGCCGCACCGTGGTCATCACGTAGTCGCCGGTGATCGCGATCGACACAAAGCCGCCAAAGGCCGAGTTGATGCGAGACAGGGCGTTGTTAAGGTGGTTCTGGCCCCAGGTGTTGTTGTTCTCGCCCGCGGCTTGCATCTCGAAGTCGAGGTCGGTCCAGGTCGACGGCATCAGAGCGCCCCTCCGGTCGTGTCCGTCCAGGTCGTGCCGTTGGACAGGGCGACCTTCTGCGTGTCGGTCAGGTAGATGATCGCGCCGGTCCAATCGGACGCGGGCGGTAGGTCGGCCTCCAGGCAGCCCGCCAGATGCGCCGGCTTGGTCGGGGCCTGCAGTTCGATCAGCGCATCCCGCATCTCAGCGAGCAGCGCGACCAGGCCATCCCCGGAGACGGAGCCGGGGCCGATCGGACGGATCGCCACCTAATAGCCCCGGTAGATGCTGAACGAGTGCCGGCGATGGGTGAGCATGCCCGGCTCGGTGGAGAGCGTGGTCAGCGCCTTCTCACGGGCCTCCTTGGCCCGCGCGGCGGTGATCGCATCCCGGTACTTGCCCTCCCACATGACCATGGCGTCCGGATCCCGCAGGTAGGGCGCCGCTTCCTTCAGCGCGCCGAACAGATAGACGCTCGGGTAGTTGGCCAACACGAGGTTGGTGGTGGTGCTGTCCGAGAGCGCCAGGCCGCCGACCCAGCGGAAGAGGAAGCTGTAGTCGCTGGCCGAGATGTTCGGGCAGTCGAAGTAGATCGTGTCGCCGTCCACGCACCAGGCCTGCGGGATGCTGTTCACCGTGGTGATCGGCATCGCCTCACGGATCGAGGCGCGCAGCTCCTGCGTCCCCGACGAGCCCGACCACAGCAGCCACAGGTTCAGAGGCTCGCGGTAGCCGGTCGGCAGGGCGATGGTGTGGCTGCCGACCACGGGCGTGAGCGTGGACGTGCTCTCGATGTCACGGTGATTGAACTGCGCGTTGATGTCCGCTTCGGCGAGCTGGATGAACTCGGGGATGCGATCGGTGAGATCGCCGCGATCGAGCCAGTTCGCGATGGCGTCCTTCAACTCGCTATAGGTGCCGATGGCCACGGCGACTAGATCCCGTCGCCCGACGTGACGCTGAACGTGGCCGAGCCGCTAGCCATGATGACCGAGAAGTACACCTGGCCATCCCGGTCATTGCCCTGGATGGTGAAGCCGACCGGCAGGCCCGCCGGGATCGGGATATCCGAGGCGGTCGCTGCCACCGAACTGTCGCCGAACTTGATATAGCCCAGCGTCGTGCCGTCGTTGTAGACGCGGACCTGGAACTTGCCCTTTCGCGCGCCGCCGGGAATGGCCTTGGCCGTCGAGGCCGAGGTGGTGGCGGCCTGGGTCGTGGTCGCCTGGGGCGAGAACAGATAGCTCATCAGGCCGCCTCTTTCAGGGGTTCGGGCTTCAGCAGGAAGCGGTGAAGGTTGCCGGGGAAGTCGCCCGCCTCATGGTCGTGGTGGGTGAGGTCGAGGTCGGGGACCACCCAGATCTCCCGCCGCATTGCGCGCCAGCGACGGGAAAACGCGTAGTCCTCGCCCCACCACACGCCCTTGTGGGCGCCGTGGTTGAACAGGTCGATGTGAGGCTTGACGGGGTCGCCGTAAATGAGTTCGGGGTATCGGCGCATGAAGCGCTGCACAGCGCTTCGCGTGATTTTCAGGAAGCCGGCCGGGACACGCACAGCCTTGAGGGCGCCGTCGCTCTCGCGCACGATCGGATAGCGGTCACGGCCAGCCTCAACCGTCCCCATGTATTCGACGTCTGGGTACTTGAAGCGATAAAGGCCCGCGACAACCTCACCCTCGGTGCGCACGAGCTTAGTCAGGTCACCGGGTTTCCACGAGAGATCGTGGTCGAGGAAAACGACGATCTCGGCGTCGGCCTCGTGCAACGCCCGGTGAAGCATCTTCGCCCGGGCTTCGCTGATGTAGGGGCAACCCACCTCCCAAACCATCTTGTGGTCTAGGCCAGCCGCGTCGAGGTGCGGGACCTCCGCCCGCATCGCGTCGAGGAACTGCTGGTAGGGCCGCTTGAGGGTCGGGCAGGCGAAGACGACCTTCACCCTCGCCTGCCCGTTGTCCTGGGACACGTTACGACTGCGGCGGCCAGAAGCCGAGGGCCGACATGGTGTTGGCGACCGCAATCATGAAGGCCGCGTGCTTGGTGTTGACGGCCGTGGACGACGCCGTGGTGATGTCCGACGTCGCGTAGCTGGTGAGCGCGGAGATCGCCACCGGCGCCTTGCCGCCGAAGCCCACCTTGTTGGTGGAGCTCACGCCGATCTGAACGCCGTCCGGCGAGTTGTCGCCGATCTGAGTGTAGTTGGCCATTGGGGGAAGTCCCTTCGAGAAAAGGAAGGGGGACGACCGGAGCCGTCCCCAGGTTCAGCCGGGGAGCGGCTAGTTGTTGTGGAGGCGGCAGGCGAGCTGCGGGCGGATGGTCTTGTAGCCGTAGAGGACATCGAGGCGGCAGGGGAACTTGTCGCTGTTGATGTCGTACTGGCGCACGATGCGCATGCTGATCCCGTCCTGCACCTCACGGCGGGCGAAGTCGACGCCGTCAGGCATCACGAGGTCGGCGAACGCGATGGCGAACGCCTCCTTGTGGTACAGGAGCGACGTGTCATCAGTGCCCGAGGCGGTGCCGGCCAGAGCCACCGTCTTCGACGCGCCCGCCGAGTTGATGACGATGTTCTGGGTGGCGCCCGAGGTGACCGGGGTCGGGAACACGGCGACCGAAGTCGTCGAGTCCGCGGTGACGACGAACTGCTGTTGCACCCCGGTGTCCACCTTGGTCTCGGGATGGACGCGGTTCACGCCGGTGATCGTGATGATGTCACCCTGCTTGAACGTGCCCGTGCCGCCCGACACGGTGATGGTCGCCGTGCCAGAGGTGATGCCGGTCGAGGTGTTGCAGACATAGGACGCCGCATCGCCCACGGTGTGGCGAGGCATCAGCGTGTTCTCGGCGAAGTCGAAGCCGGCGGCGCGGCCGACATAGCCTTCCTTGTACTGCTTGCCGATCTCGGCCTGGTTGTTGAACAGCGACTTGCCGTCCGTCACCAGGTCGACCATCTGCTGGGTCGACATCAGCGCGGTCCGATTGTCCATCGGGCAGAGCGCGTCGGTCATGATCTTCCGGCCCGACAGCACGTGCGCCAGGGTGGTGGCGGAACCGGAGTTCCACACCGCCTTGTTGACGTCCTTGTACATGCTGAGCGCGTCGGCCTCGATCGCCGAGGCCAGCACGGACATCGCCGGGTCGAGAATGCGCTTGCCGAAGTCGTCGAGCGACAGGGTCAGGTCCACGCTGGTGAAGTTGAGGTCGACGCCCTTCTGGGTTGCGACCGTCAGCGTGGTGGAGGTCTCGGCGGTGTCCTGCGCCACCAGCGCCGCGCCGGTGCGCACGGTGTACTGGTTCGGCAGGCGGATCTTCAGGTCCGCACCGATCTTGGCGCCGGACTTGGCGAACTGATCGTCGTACTGACGCTCGATGGAGCCAACGAAGTTCAGCTTCTGGTGCAGGATGCGCAGGGCTTCGCGCGTCACCGCGGTAGGGGTGAGGATGGAGTTCGACATAGGGGGTCCTTCTGGCCGCGCTCAGGCGGCACGGGGAAAGGCGCGTCTCCCGACGGGCCGTTGAGGTTTACCGGCCTCGCTTGGCGAGTTCGGCGTTGCGGCGGCGCACCCACTCGTCAGCCGGGAGGTCGTCGTTGAGGCCGGCCTTGTACTGTCCAGCGTTGGGCTTGACGGTCGCGGCAGGCTTCACGGCGGCCACCTTCTCGGCGGTCTGCGCCTTGGTGTTCTTGGCTTCGGTCTTGGCCTTGAAGTCCCGCAGCTCGGCCAGTTCGGCGAGGATCTTGAAGCTCCTCACGTCGGCCTTGCCGTCCGCGCCGACCAGGGAATCGCGCAGCTCCTGCGGCGAGAAGCCGTAGACACCGGCGGTCTGGGCGACCTTCTGGACCAGTTCAGGACCGTAGCCCTGCACCTCCCGCGACAGAACCTCATGCGCTTCCTGAAGGGCGGTGGCGGTCACCCGCTCGCTCGACAGACGATGCTCGTTCTCTTGGTCGGTGATCTGCTGTTGGAGGTCGGACTTTGCCGTCTCCAGTTGCCGCCATTGCGCTTGCGCGACGACAGCGGCGCGTTCGCCGTAGGTCTCGGCGTAGGCGTTCCAGTCGAGTTCGCCGTATTGCTTCAGCGCCTGCTCGACGGTGGCGAGTTGAACCCGCGCCTCCAGGGTCTTCGCCTGGGCCTCGGCCTGCTGGGTGATCTCCGCGGCGCGGGATTCCAGCTGCTTTCTGACCTCGGCGACCTCCTGGGTCTTGCGGGTGTAATCGGCCTGACGAAGCGTCCCCTCTCGGAGCTCCTTCGCCACGGCCTTGGGAAGCTTGTACTTCGCGTCCCCTAGCTCGATCTCCTCGCCGTCCTCTTCGGCCGGTTCCGGCTCTACCGGATTGCCGTCCTCGTCCAGCTCGGGTTGATCGTCGCCTTGGGCGTGAGCCTCATCGGCGACTCCCTCCGCGGGCGCACCCTCAACGGGTTCGTCCGCGACGGGTTGGTCGCGTTCTTCGGACAATGGGTCTTCCTGTGGTTGGCCGCAGCCGGGATGGCTTAGGCGGCTTCGCTCGTGGGCGCCTTCTCAGGCTTCATCGCCTGCAGGCGCTTGGTCTGTGCGTCGAACGCCTTGATCTCCAGCTCGTGGGCCTTGAGGTCGTTGGCGTCCTTCAGCCGCTGGTTCTCGTTGGCCAGCGCCTGGTTCTGCTGCTGCAGGTCCTGCATCTGCTGCTGAACCTGCGCGATGACCTCATGCGGCACGTTCTGCGTGCCCTCCGGGGCCTCGTCCCCGCCGGTCATCTTCTGCATCATGCCCTTGAGGCGGTCGGCCACCTCATCCGCCCCCGGCCAATCGAGGTTCTTGGCGAGGAGGTCGCCGATCACCGGGGCCGCGTCCGGATAGGCCCGGATCAACTCGATCATCTGCGAGGCGGCTTCCTCGCGCCTGGTGTTGAAGCTCGGGCCGGCCTTGACGATGCAGTCGTACTTTCCCGCCGTGAGGTCGAAGACCCGCTCGATCTCCTGCAGTTCGCCGGTCTGCGGGTCCTTCTGCTGGATGGTCGTGGGTCCGTTGACCTTGACCATCTGCGGCTCGTTCTCAGGCCCCAGGATGCGCACCATGCGCTCCACGCCGTACACCTGCGGGATGAGGTCGATCAGCACGCGGCCGGCGTGACGGATGGCGCGGGACAGGTTGTCGATGAAGTGGAACGTCGCCGTATCGCCTTCCATCTGGCGGGCGATGATGGCCTTGCCGCTGGTCTCGTTGCTGCGGGCGCCCAGGCTGGCGTCGTAGATCCCCATCGTCGCCTTGATGTCGTCGGCCGCGTTCAGCGCCTCCTGCAGCGCCCCCGCCGGGATGCCCGCGAACGGCTGACGCTGCGGCGGCACGCCCTTATCGTCGTACTCCAGATAGGCGTGGGTCTGCGTGTTCGCCGTGGCCCACTTCTGCGCGTCGGTGTCGAACGAACCCTTCGGCCCGACCCACGGCGCCTTGGGCGCCAGCGCCACCAGCTCCGTGCTCGTGGTGCGCCAGTAGTTGAACATCCGCTGGGAGTCCTTGGACCCCTGGATCAGCGAGCGGAATGAGCGCTTGCCCTTGAAGTTCACCTCGGAGCCGTAGACCGGGACGATCGGGATGTAGCGCCCGGCCCATTCGACCTTCGACAGCTCCTCAGCCCCGCTCAGCAGGCGCTGCGTCACCTTGTGGCTGCGAACCTCGCGCTCGCCCACGACCGAGACGCCCAGCGCATCGAACAGCGCCTTGTTGGCCGCGTACTCATCGGCCGCCACCACGCTTTGGTCGCTCAGGAGGACAATCCTGCGCGGGACCTCCTCACGCTTCCAGTACTCGGCGAGCATGACGTTGTCGCCGTCGATCCAGGGCGCCGAGAGGTCGCGCCAGTCCTCGCCTTCCCAGTTCACCGGGTCGGCGCCCTTGTGGTCCTTCTCGAACTGCGCCTTGGTCAGGTGGGTGGTGACGAATGCGGTGTTCCAGTCCGAACTGTCGGCCGCGGTCGAGTAGCAGTCACCATAAACGCTGAGCGGGTTGGCGATCCGCTCGATCACGATGTCCTGGTCGAAGGTGTCGTCGGACGTGTAGGCGGTGTTGATCCGGAAGTAGCCGAAGCCGCCGAACACCGCATGCTCGAGGGCCGTATCGTACGCCACCTCGGCGTTGCTGCTGACCTCGATGTTGCGGATCAGGCCGTTGAAGACCTCGGCGGTTTCGGGATCGGCGTCGCTGTCGGCCGGGTGGACGATGATGCCGGGCTTGTTCTGGCGCGCGTCATTGACGACCTGGCGGCCCATGGCGGCCAGCTTGGACACCGTGAGGCAGGGACGCCCTTCAAGCTCTCGGGCGCGGCGCACCTGCTCAGGCCACTGGTTTTCCTGCAGCGCGAAGTCGACGTTGTCTTCCCAGACGCGTCGGTTCTCGTCCTCGTGCTCGGCGATGAGCTCGAAGGCCTCTTGGGCTTCCTTGAGGATGTCGTCAGCCATCAGCCGACAACCTCGACAGAGCATAAATTCCGCCCAGTTCGCGGACCCGCTCGATCTGCTGATGTGCATTCAGCGGGAGGCCCATCGCACGCAGGACGGCGTGGCGGAAATCCACCGCCTCCTGAAGGCGATGAAGAAGCGTGTCCACATCGGCCTGCGTAATTGGACGCACCTCATCCAGGCTGTGATCGTAGACAGTAGGGGCCGCGTGCTTGCGCAGCGCGCGGTACTTCGCTTGACGCTGGGCGTTGGTCATGGCCGTCATCCCATCCACCCCCCTCCCCCAACGTGCGCCGGCGGCTTCGCCTGCCGCTTGATCATCGGTTCTTCGTAGGCCACGCACATCAGGCCGAAACTGTCCGCATCGTGTGACGACCAGTCGTGGTTCGGCCCAAGCCCAACCCCGCGCTCGTCGTCTCGCTTCTCGTGATAGGCGCCCAGCGCCTCGCGTCCGGCTTCGGTCGTCTTCTCGTTGAACCAGATACGCGGGAAAAGCCGGCGACCGGCTTCGATGCGCATTGACGCCGCACCCTTGCCTTGGTTCGGCACAACGATCACCTCGAACCCGGCCCTCTTCAGCTCGCTCTCGTAGGAGACGTCGAAGACCCGATCGTTGGTCTCGCCGTCATGAGGCAGGATGCAGAGAGCCTTGCCGTAGCCATTCTCTCGCAGCCAGGCCACGTGGGCCGAAAGCGGTTGGCCCTGCGCGGTGTAGTGGTCGAGAACCCTGATCTCACGACCGACGAACTGGCAGATCCAGATGCTGCAGGCGTCGGCCTTCGCCCCCGTGCCGCCGATGTCCCAGACGGCCCGGATGGTCATCAGCGGGTCGGGCGCCACGAAGCTGATCCTGCCCTCCGCCTTCGCCTTTGTCAGGCTCGCCGCGTAGTAGGCTCCCTCGTGCACGGTCTTGAAGCCGCCTTCCCAGATGTGGTCATACTGATCCGGCCGATCGCGCAGATCCTTCAGCCGCTTCCGTTCCAGGATCGCCGGGAACCACGGATTGTCTCGCCAGTTCATCTCGACGATGCGCGTGCGATTGTCCGGCGCGGCTAGGCGGAAGCGCTTGTGTGTTGCGCTGCGCTTGCTCTCTGGGTTCCAGGTCACCCAAAGCTCGCTGTCGTCCTCGCGCAGCGTTGGGTCCAGCTTGGTCCAGGCGTCCTCGGTGACAGGCTCGGCCTCATCCACCCAACAAAGCCGGATCCTCGACTTCGACTTCACGCTGTCGATGTTGCGATCCAGGCCGGCGAAGGCGTAGCTGATGCGCCCGCACGCCGTGGTGATGTACTTCTCGCCGATGTCGAAGTGCGGAGTGAGCCACTCCGTCTCGCGGATCGCCGCCTTGATCTCCTCGAGCGAACTGTCCGCCAGCGAGTTCATGAACTGGCGGCCACAGAGGATCAGGCCGCTTTCGCCAGCCTGCGCCCACATGTGAGCGCGGACCGCGGTCATCTTGGCGAACGTCCGGCTTTTTGCAGAGCCGCGACCCCCGTAAGCGCCGCGCGTGTCCGCTTCTCCTTCAAAGACCCGGACCAGCTTCTCGGGGATCTGGAGCTGGGCAACCTCAGCTTCCGGGTTCGACACGCGGCCTCACGCCGACCAACTCGATCCGCTTAACGGTCGCCGCGACCGTGGCGTGGACGTCCTGGGGCAGAACCTTGCCGATCAGGGTCAGGAACGCCGCCGGATTCTGCTTGGCTTGCGCGGCGAGATAATCTTGGCCGCCCGCGTCATCGAGCGCGCCGAGGATCATTTCCT